CGAGCAGGCCGGCGCCGGCGTTGAGTAGCTGGTTGCGCGCTTCCATGGCGCGGTTCCATTCGCGCTGGCGTTCGCGCACGGCGGCCAGGCGGCGGCCGTGTTCGTTGAGCTGGCCGTTGGCGCGGTCGATTTGGGCGGCGAGTTCGCGCTGCCGGGTGGCGAGCTGGGAGACCGGCAGGCCGCTGCGTTCGATCTGGGTGCGGGCGTCGGCCTGGGTGCGGGCGAGGCGGGTGTTGTCGCGCTCGAGCTGCTTGACCTCGCGGCGGGTGGCTTTGTACTGCTCGTTGAGTTCGCGGCTGGGCTGCTCGGTGGCGATGATCTGGTCGCGCAGGGCGCGCAGCTTGTGGCGGGCGGTATCGAGGGCGCGGGCGTTGTCGGTGAGGGCCTGGGTGGCGCCGGTATAGTTGCCGATGCGCTTTTGCTGGGCCTCGAGCTCGCGCAGGCGGTCGCGGGCGTCCTTGACGGCGCCGGACAGCTTGGCGCTGCCCTGCATCATGCCCTGCAGGGGGCGGGTGAGTTGGTCGACGGCGCCGAGGATGACCTGGAGGCGCAGGCTTTGGGATGTGCTCATGCGTCAGTCCTCGGTGGGTTCGGCGCGCACGCGGGCGCGCTCGCGCCAGGCGATGAGGTCGGCCAGTTCCAGGGCGGCGAGCTCGGAGAGCGGCCAGTGGAACACGGTGGCAATGTCGGCCATGGCGTCTTCTACGCGGCGCGGGGGCGCGGGGTCGGTCTCTGTCAGCCGGCGGGCTTCAGTGACCGCGGCAGCAAAAAATTGGAGATCTCCACGGCGCAGGCCATGAGGTCGGCGGCGTCCATGCGGGCGACTTCGTGCGCCAGCAGCGGGGGCTCGGTGATGCGGGGCAGGAGATCGGCGACGGCGCCGGCTTCCATGCGCAGGAGGTCGGACAGGACGATGCCGCGCAGGGCGCCGGCGTCGGGCTTGCGCAGGGTGAGGGCGGCGATGGTTTGCTCGCCGCGGGTGATGGGCTTTTCGAGTTCGATCGGGGCGGACATGGGGACTCCTGGTGTGGGTGCCGGTTACGCCACGTTGTCCGGCGCACTCTGGACGGGGCGCTCCCCGCGGTGCCGTGCTCTCACAGGTGTTCAGCAGGGTGGCGCCTCGTCAAACGGCGGCGCCCCCTCGTTGCTCCCTCCCGCCTTTTGCCGTCTCGGCGGGCCTTCTTCCGGGGGGTATGCGTTACAGCCCGAGTGCGTTGCGCTGGGCCTCGAGGCGGTCGATGCCGCCGATGGTTTCGACGAAGTTCATGAGGTCGATTTCGACTTCCACCTGGGCGTCGACCGTGAGCTTGTAATAGCTGAGGTTGGCCATGACCTTGAGCGGGGCGTCTTCGCCGGCCTTGGCGGTGCCGGGGTCGAGCTCGGTGTAGCGGCCGCGGGCGACGACTTCCACCGCGGTGACCTGGTCGGAGTCCTCACGCTGCCAGGCGCCGACGAAGCGCATGAGCGCGCCGTCGACCTTGGTGAGCCCGAACTGGCGATAGACGCGCACGTCCATGCCGACGGTGAATTCCATGTTGAGCGCTTCGAGCCCCATGTCGCCGGCGACGGGGCCATTCATGCCGCCGCCGCGGAATTCTTCGGTCTTGCGGGTGAGCTTGGGCAGCACAACCTCGCTGGCCACGCCGGCATAGGACTCGCCGTCGAGCAGGAGGTTGAAGTTCTTGAGCTTGCGGGGAAGTGCCATTTTGCGAGTCCTCGAGGAGCGGGCGGGCAGCGGACCATTCTGGCGGGCTTACCAGAATGGTCCGGGCGGCTTAGGCGTTGATGCGGTCGGCGAAATCGACCAGGTAACGGTCGGTGATGCGCTGCTGGAAGACGAGGTTTTCGAGCGGCGGGACGGGGGTGTAGTCGTAGTCGATGTAGAGCTTGCCGCTCTTCAACGTGGTGGCGTCGTTGACTTCGGCGTTGTACCAGGCGTTGGCATCGACGATGTAGCCCAGGCCCTTGAGTTCGCGGAACTTGGCGTTGATGCCTTCGATGATGTCCTTGACCAAGGACGGGTGCATGGGCTTGTCGACGGCCCACATGTGCGCTTCGGCGATGGTGTCGGCGAGGATCTGCGCGGTGCGGGTGTAGTTCTCGAAGGCGAAGAGCGGGTCGTCACTGCATGTGCGGCTGCCCCAGAAGCGGAAGCCGTCGCGGCGCACGAGGGTGGTGACCTCTGCGGCGTTGAGGAGCCCCGCGTCGGTGGCGGGGTTCTGCAGGTCGAAGAAGACGTCCTTGGTGATGCCGGTGACGCCATTGACGCCGATGTTGCTCAAGGTCTTGTGCCAGCCGATGTCCTCGTCGAGCTTGGCGCGCAGGCCGACGGCGCGGGCAGTGGCCCAGGCGGTCTCGGTCGCGGATGTGTTGACGTTGAAGGCGAGGAAGTCGGGCCAGATCAACATGAGTTCGCGCTGGCTGAAGTTGGCGCGGTAGGCGATGGCGGCGCTGACGGTGTCGCAGTTCCAGGCGGAAACATACGCGAAGGCGCGCAGCTTCTGGGCGATGGTGGCGAGCGCGGCGGCGACGTCCTGGTTGTCGAGCCCGGGGCAGGCGAGGATGCGCGGGCGCACGCCGATCTTGGCCTCGGCGGCGAGCAGGGCCTGCATACCGGTGTATTGGCCGCCGACGGTGACGGTGCCGATGACGTTGGTGGTGGTGGCGGCTTCGTCCAGGCCTTCGGCCACGCGCACCACGACGACGATGGGGGCGCCGTGGTCGGCGATGGCGTCGAGCGTCTTGGCCAGGGTGCCGTCGACGCCGGCCTTGCCGATGGCGGTCATGATGTTGGTGACCAGCACCGGGGTATTCAACGGGAAAGCAACAGCGTCGGCGTCGTCGGCGGTGCAGACGATGCCGATGACGGCGGTGGCGATGGTGCGGATGGGGCGGATGCCGTCGTTGACTTCGACGACTCGCACGCCGTGGTGGTAATCGGTGGCCATGGGGCACGTCTCCGGCTGGGTGGTGGGCGCTGCGCCCAGGGGCAGGGTGATGACGTGCGCAGGATGCCGCGCGCGCGCGGAGCTGGGTCGCGCCGCGGGTTGTGCGGCCGCTGCGGTTAAAACCCGCAGCGGCGCGGGCAGGGCTTAGCGCGTGTCGCTTGTGCCGGGAGATGGCACGCGCGGGCTTGGGACGAGCACGCGCAAGCGGCGGGCGCAGTAGAGCAGGCAGGCGACGCCCAGTTCGAGCACGACGGTGGGCCCCTGGGGGGCATGGCCCATGACCAGGGCGACAAGCTGCGCGGCGGCGCCGACGGTAATCAGCCACATGGCCACGCGTGCGGACGCCGGGGTGGCCGGGCCCATGCGGTTGAGCGCAGGCTCTGCGCGCCACAGGATAACGGTGCAGGCGGCGGCGGATGCGACGGAGAGCAGCAGGGTGATCACTTGGCGACCTCCTGGGCCTTGCGTTGGGCGAAGCGGAGCAGTCCGCGGCCGATCACGTCGACCGCTAGCAGGCCGAGCGCGAGCGCCACCGGAAACCCGGCGATGTGCTGCGGCACGTTATGCGGCAGCCATCCGGCGCTTGCCGCATAACCCACCGCAAGCGGCGAGCCCCAGCCGCCGGCCAGCGCGCTGATGCCGACACGAGACAGGCGGTCGACCGTGCCCAGGACGGGCTGGTAGGTCATGGCCCACCACCCGCCTGCGGCACCGGCGCACAGCAGCGCGGGGTCGAGCCCGGTGGCGACGCCGAAGAGCGTGACGCCGGCGGCAGTCATGCCGAATGCGGAGGGGGTAACGGGCTCGGTCATGGGGTGGCCTGCTGGTGGGTCAATGCGGTCAATTCGCGGGCGCGTCGGCGCGCGCGATCGTCAGCTCGGGCAGCTGGGAGATGAGCTGCTCTGCGCTCGGAGCCTCGCGCCGGCCACCCTCCACGTCGTCGAGCACCATGTAGCAGTGCGCCCACACCAGCGAGCGCCATGCGCGCAAGGCGCGGCCTTCTTCCTGGAACTTGAGGACGATTGGCTCTTCGGCGTAAGTGACGGCGGTGCGGATGTCGTCGTAGCCGAGGGCCCGCGCGGCGGCGTTCAGGTGCGCCTCGACCGCAGCGACGCGATCGGCGCGGATCTGCTCGGGCGTGGGGCCGGCCGGCTCTGGCGCTGCCTGCTCCGCTGCCGGCGCGGCGTTGATCGCTTGCAGCACGGGGATCCAGTCCTTGAGCGTATCGATATGCGCCTCGCCTGCGCTGGTCTCGACCACGCCCCGATTGCCTGCCCAGCGCATGGCGCGCACGCCCTCCGGGGCTGCGGACATGTCGACGCCAAAGTGCTGAACGCCGTCAATGGCGATGAAGGCGTCGGGCGGAATGATGACGATCTTGTTCATGCGGTCCTCTGCCAAAAATAGACGGCCAGGTAGGGCGGGCGGTTTTCGTGCGCGGCGCTGCCGCCCTGGCTGCTGATGCTGTGGGTGTGGCTCGCGCTGTTCGCGCCGGTTGTGAAGGTGTGGGTATGGGCGCCGGCGCTGGAGGTGCTCTTGTTGATGATCTCCTCATATGACTGATCGCCAAATCCCATGTTCTGGTCGCCGCCATCCCCGCCGAGATAGGTGTGGGTGTGCGCGCCGGCGCTGGCCGTCGTCCCGCTGTGCGTGTGGCTGACGCTTTCGGTGCCGGTAGCGCCGCCGTGGTCGTGCGCCGGCAGCTCGGCGGTTGTGAGCGTGACGCGCGCGGCGCCGCCCGTGGTGCCGGCGGCATACGTGTCCTCGCCCAGCGTGCCCACGCCCATGAGCGTGCGGCCCTGCGCAATCTGGGACCAGGTCCCGCCCAGGAAGCTGCCCGGGTTGGTGTTTCCAGAGGTGATGTACACGGCGCCTACCGGGAAAGCGGCGAGCAGCGCCGTTTTGAGGGCCGCGGGGGTGACTGCGCGCCCATCATCCGTGCCGGCGAGCGCTTCGGCGCCCGTAGCGAGCTCGACCAGGCCGCGGCGAGCGCTCGTTGCGGTGCAACTGGCAAGCCCTGCTGGGGTAACGGCACGCTCGCCGTCGGTGCCGGCGATGGTCTCGGCAGGAGTCGCCAGCTCGACGATGCCCTGGCGCTCGGTCGTGGACGGCGGCAGCATGAATTCCGCGTTGCCGAGCGTGACGCTGCCGGGCGGGACGCTGGTGAGCAAGATGTCGGCCGAGAGCAGCACGAGCTGTTGGGCGCCCTTTTCGAGGATGGGCGTGGCCTGGCTATAGACCGCGAACAGCACGCCTGTGTCGGTGTATAGCCCGATCTCGCCCAGCGCGTACGTGTCGGCGCTGGTGTCCGTGATCGTGACGTGCACCACATCGTCGGCGACCACGTCGGCGCCGAATGTGGCGATGCGCTTGATCTCTGCGGCGAGCGCCGTTTGCGATGCGACCGGGGTGTAGGTGCTGCTGCCCAGGGCGATCTGGCTAATGACGATGGGGCCCAGGCCGGTGTTGGCGGCATTGACGGCAGCGGCGCGGCCGGCGTTGGTGATGGTGAGGGCGAGTGCGGTCATGGGGCCTCTTGACTAGCCGGCGAGCTGCAGACGGCTGTAGGTGCCGGCGCGCAGGTAGCCGATGACGTTAAGTTGGGTGGTGGCCTCGAGGCCGACGCCCACGGTGAAGTGGCTGCGCAGCGGCTTGGCGCGGGTGATCTGGTCGACGATGTCTTGCTGGAATTCGTCGGTGACGGTGGCTTCGGCCGCGCCGTAGTTGATGGTGACGGCGAAGGTGTGCGGCGTGCCAGGCGGGGTGGTCTCCCACCACTCCTGCAAGAGGAGGTTGGAGCCGAAGCTGCGCACGACGTCTTCGACTGCGGCCCGAGTGCCGCGGCGGCGGCGCAGCGGGATGCTGTTGCGGATGACGGCGCGCTTGGTGGCTTCGGGCCAATAGTCCTTCCAGTCTTCGACGCCGAACGCCCAGGCGAGCCAGGGCAGGATGGGGGCGGGGCAGGTGTCGGGGTTCCAGACCTTGCGGACGTCGGGCGGGACGTCGCCCAGGCGGGCGGTGGCTTGCTCGGCGTGGCGCTCGAAGGGGCCGGCCGCTGGGGGCAGCAGGCTGGGCTTATTCATCGGTGCCGCCGTCGGTGAGGGTGATGGCGGTGCAGTAGCCGGCGGAGAGGGTGTCGATGATGATGTCGGCGGCGGGGCTGGTGAGCTGCACGCGCTGCACGCCGGGCTGGTGCAGGGCGGCGAAGATGCCCGAGCGGGTGATGTCGTGGCCGACCTTGCGCACGCTGTCGAGGTAGTCGGCGAGC